ACGCAGAGGGGTAGTTTTTACGAAGTTCAGAAAGTCTAGCAACAATTTCATCACGAGAAAGTTTATCTAAATTATGTATAACATTAGTTTCTCTCTTATCAATAGCAAGACCACCAAGTGCAGACCTATACTTTTCTGCATTAACGGCTGCCGAGAACTGTCCAGATTCTTCTGCACCTTTCGACAGATCTGCAAACCTTTTGAGTTGCCCCATAAGAGTTACACCATATTTTCTTTCTCTAGCTTCACGAAGTTCTTTAATATATTCAGTTACCAGAGGAAAATCTCTACCATTAAGAAGCAGACTAGCAGTTTTTCTAGCTTGACCTTCAGAGTATCCAGACTTTCTGGCACACTCAGAGTTAGAGTATGTTCCTTCAACAATATATTTACAAAAAGTTTTCTGTCGATTGGTCAATGGCATGACCCCATAGTAGAGTTTCTGGGATATATTTGCAATAATAAAGGAAAAAAAATGACGCGGTCGGCTTTAAAGTGTGGAAAGTGTAACCAAAGTGTAGAAAGAACACCTAGTGTCACCAAGGGTTACAGAGTGTTTTCTACGTTTCTACACTTTCTACACCTATTTTTAAAAAATTTTATTAAACAAAAAATTATGGGAGAAACACTATGTTTAAAGCAATGTTAATTGTATGTGCCTTGAACCAGGTGCCACATATGGAGAGTCAATGTTTTTATGTTTATGATTTACAACAACCAAAAGGATATAATAAAATCAATGATTGTTATAATAGAGCAAGTGAAATGTTGATTATGGTAAGAGATAGAATGGAATACCCTCATGCGATAAGGGTGCAATGCAAAATAGAAGGAGATAAATATGGATCGTGATCAAACAATACTAACAGAAGATGGTTCATCAGAAGAATCACCAAAAGTTTTTTTATGCGAGAGATGTAAGGTCGCACTCAAACGAATAGAACTGAAAGGATTATATCAATGTCCAGTATGTTTTACAGTAACGGAAGAAGAATGAGATTTGAAGACAAACTAAAATGTTCCAAGTGCCAAGTAGCAATGCGAAAGATTGGAGTAAAATTCGAGAACTTAGAAGTAGTCGAGGTTCACAAGTGCTTGGCTTGTGGTAAAAGAAGAACAAAAATAGCGAAAGATTTAGCCATTAGATCGAGTCCGATATTGGAGGAATAAAAAAAAGAGCTAGGAACGAAACAAAATTAAGAAAAAAAATTCCTAGCTCTCCCCTTTTCGCAACTACATAGTAAGGAAGTAAACTATGCAAACATAGTAAGGAAATCAACTATGCAATTAAAAAACTATCAGATAACAAACATGATGTCAAATAAAAAAATATAAATTTTTATGGTATCCCCTCTTGACTTATGCTATCCCATGTATTACTTATATATAAGTACAACTAATTATTTATAGGAGATATTATGGGAGGTACGAAAAGGCTCTGGGAAGAGGGTATCGAAGAGGAAGTCGGAGATTACGTTGACGGCATCATTCCCAGAAGCAAAGTAAGTGAAGATGCCGAAGAGGTCTATGATCTGGATAACGAAGATGTAGGCTTCAAATCTTTAAATGTCCGTGTTTCGGTATACGAGCAGATAAAGAGAATAGCCAAGGAAGACAATAGAACTATTGCAGCTACTATTGCCTTGATGGTTAAAGCAACTTTAAATAATAGGAGGAAAGAAGTTGGAATTAGATAAATTAAAAATACATTCGACCACAGATTATGGTCAATTCAAATATATAGAAGGTAACCGAGAAGTCGTTGAAGCTCATGTAAAGAGTTTATCAGATCAGATAATGCAGAAAGATTTTCAGATACCTATAATAGTCAATGAGAAAATGGAAGTATGCGAAGGTCAACATAGGCTAGAAGCATATAGAAGTTTAGGTATGCCTATAACCTATATTATAAAAGAGGGTTTGAATATTTGCGACATAAGAAAGATGAACTCTACCTCACGAAAGTGGACTATGGAAGAGTATATGATTAGTCATGTGAAGTTAGGCAATAAAGAGTATGAGATATTACAGTGGTTTCATAATACCTATGAGTTCTCGATCACGGATTCTATGTCCATGTTGAATGGTAAAGGTTACCATACGGCAGATGATTTGAAAGATTTCAAGAATGGAGATTTTAAAGTTATCGAATTAGAATGGGCAAAAGATACGGCTAATAAAATCCATATAGTCGGAGAGTATTTTCCACATTGGAAGAAAAGATCATTTGTTGGTGCTATGATATCTGCATTAAAAGATTCGACCTTCGTGTGGAAAGTGTTTGAAGCAAGGTTGAAGAGCCATTCTTCAAAGTTAAAGAACCAAGGTAGTCGTAATGATTTCATTCTTAATATCGAGAGATTATATAATCATAATACATCTGCCGAGAAGAAGATAAGATTACAGATATATGGGAATCGCTAATGGCTCAATCCCATATGAAATTATCTCAGAAAGAGATTAAATTATGTATCAAGAGCACCAGGTTGTTTTTAGAAAAATTTGATGCCGAAAATAATTTAGATTATTACCCTTACAATTCTGAGGTAGCAGTTGAAAGAAGACACATGGTTGATTTCATAGGTAAGCTACAGAATGAACTAAGGGTAAGAGAGATGAGACCACACAAGGTTACGACATGAGTGTGGTCTTTCATTACAAAACCAAACCCTACAAGCACCAAGAAGATGCTCTCCATAAAAGTTATGACAAAGAAAACTTTGCATACTTTATGGAGATGGGGTGTGGTAAGTCAAAGGTATTGATTGACAATATTGCTTGGCTTTATTGGAATAATAAAATAGATACTGCAATAGTTGTAGCACCGAAAGGTGTGTATACGAATTGGAAGAACAATGAAATACCTGCACATCTGATAGATGACATAGAACCAAAGATATATATATGGAAGTCCACTCTGAACAAACGAGAGCAAGCAGACTTAAAAAGCTCCGTGGGTGGGGAAGCAAGAAGGCATTTGCGAATACTATTAATCAATGTCGAGGCTTTCGCTTCGAAGAAAGTATTTCAGTTTCTTGATATGTTTACCCACAGAAGTAATTTCATGCTTGCCGTTGATGAGTCAACCACAATCAAGAACATCAAGGCAAAAAGAACCAAGGCATTGATTGACTTTGCTGGTGGTGCGAAATACAAAAGAATATTAACGGGTGCTCCGATAACCAAGTCGCCACTCGATTTATACTCACAATTTTTATTCATGGACAGAAAACTTTTGGGGTTTCAATCTTATTGGTCGTTTCAAGGACGATATGCTGTGATGAGAAGAATGAAGATGGGAAACCACGAGTTCAATCAGATCATAGGTTACAATAATTTAGACGAACTAAAAAGAAAGATAGACCCACATTCGTTTCGAGTTACGAAAGATGAGGCACTAGACTTGCCACCAAAGATATACACCACCAGGCAAGTTGATCTGACAATGGAGCAAGAGAGACATTACCAAAGTATTAAGAAAACATCAGTAGCACTTCTTCAAAATGGAGAAATGGTTACAACACCAGAGGTTATGACACGGCTTTTGAGATTACAACAGTTGTTGTGTGGATATCTTGTTACAGATGATGGCGAGACAAAAGAGATAGAGAACAATAGGTTAGATGTATTACTTGAAGTTGTAGAAGAAATGGAAGGCAAAGTTATTATATGGTCGAGGTTCAGACATGACATCATAAAGATAGCAGACAAGTTGTCTAAAACTTATGGTGCAAGTTCTGTAGTTACATATTTTGGCGACACGACAATGGAGCAAAGAGACAATGCCATTGCGAAGTTTCAAGATTCGGCTGATCCCACGAGGTTTTTTATCAGTAATCCACAGACAGGTGGTATGGGTTTGACACTTCATGCCGCGAAGAATGTGATTTATTATTCAAATGATTTTAATTTGGAGTCTCGTGTTCAATCAGAAGATAGGGCACACAGAGTAGGGCAACAGAATAAAGTGTTATATGTTGACCTGGTATGTCCGAATACTGTTGATGTTCACATTGTAAAAACATTAGTGAACAAAAACAAATTAGCAAACATAACACTAGGAGAAAGGGTATTAGAATGGTTAAAGGTGTAAGAGCCGAGAAGATAGTAGGTAATGCAGGTGAGAATCTAACTGTGTTTAAATTATCCATGCTTGGATATGCCGCCTCAACTGTAAAGCAAGATGGAGTCGATATAGCAGTTGTGGGAGGTAAAGATTTGATAGTAGCACAAAGAGTGGAAGTTAAGACAGTTCTGCAAAGTGATGAAGGTAAATATTATTTTGGTATATCAAAAGGTAAAGACAGAAGATGTTACACTAGGAAAGATTGTGATATTATAGCGCTGGCAGCACTAGATATAGAATCCGTGTTGTTCTTTCCAGTGGAATCATTCATAAGCAATAGATCACTGAGTTTGACAAAGAATGATTTTCGTAATCCATCAGATGGAAAAGAAGGAGCTCATTTTGAAATGGCGTTAGAATATAGCCAAAACATGATGGGCGAACTATTATATAAGAAAAAATAAGATTTTATGGTTGACATTACAAATAATTTTATGGTAAAAAAAATACGAGATATAAGATTCTTATGTCTTGTAAAGATAATCGAGTTGGGGTGGTTTCCTTTCTTAAATTTTGCCTTAAAATTTAAACATTCCACCCCGATGAGATAAGGAGAGTTACATGGATACAGATAAATGGAAATCAATAGCAGTGCCAATCGAAACTTGGAAGAAGTTAAACAAGATGGCTAAACAAAATTTTAGAACAGTTGGTGCTACGATTACATATTTAACTGAGAAAGAATACGAGTCTAAAAAACTCGTTGACGAGAAGGTATAATACTTTAAACTATATCTTCTATTAACCGCTGAAGAGCATAAACTTTAACGTAGAAGGAGAGAAAGATGAGTGATGTGTATTCACTATTCGAGCAAGAGGCAGCTGACCCTCAAGCATTTAATAAAGTCAGAGAAGGCGACACTAAAGATCTGTCGTCATTAATCCGTAGATCCGTAGACTTGGATCAACAGATTAAAGATACCGAAGCACAACTTAAAGACTTAAAAGACAAGAAGAGAGCAGTAGACGAGGAAGACATTCCTTCGATAATGCAGACTATGGGTGTTGAAAGTCTACAAGTTGATGGCAACAAAGTTACAGTTGATAAGTTTGTTTCTGCGAGGATACCCGAAACAAAGAAGCAAGAGGCTTTTCAATATCTAAGAGATATTGGAGAAGGCGATCTTATCAAGAACGAAGTTGTTGTTAGCTTCAGTATGGGTCAAGATAATCAAGCTGGTGTTGTGGTTGCAGATTTAGAGAGCAAAGGCTT